GACTTGCACACGTGTTTCAGAGAAAGGAATTGTGGTTCGTAATGAATTGCATGCGCAATGGCTTTCTGACGTTGACACTGACTTTGCATCAGAAGGAATATATTTAAATTATAGAGATGAAAAATAACAAAGAAGAATTTGACTTGCGTGAGGCAAAGATAGAAAAAGCAAGAAGACTCACTGAGGAGAAATACAGATACTATGAGCCTAGTGGTAAAGGGGAGGAGTTCATAAATGCAATTGCATCACTTGAAAACTTCATTGTGCTCTATTCGGCTGCCAACGGTGTTGGTAAATCATGTACGGTGACAAATATCCTTGCGCATTTATTTTGGCCAACAGATGAGAATCCCTATTTTCAAGGTAAAGCATTTAAAGAATGGCCGTTTCTAAAGCGAGGACGTATTGTTTCTGCACCAACTAACATTGAAAAGAACGTGATCCCTGAGATGAAGGACTGGTTTCCACGTGGAAGATATAAAACTACAAAGGGGAATAAGAAGTTTGAGAGTGTATGGAAGACTGATACTGGATGGGAGTTCGATATTATGACGTACGAGCAGGACATTACAGAGTTTGAAGGTATTACACTGGGCTGGATTTGGTTTGATGAGCCACCTCCTGAAGCAATATTTAAGGCTTGTGTATCTCGATTAAGACGTGGAGGTATGATTATTATTGGTGCAACACCTCTTGCTGGATCTGCATATATGTATGACGCCTTTGCAAAAGGGAATTATGAGGTACAAATGACTTCACAACAAAACGGTGCAATGATGAAGTTTACACGTAAGGTTGCGTATATTGAGGCTGATATTGAGAGTGCATGTCGTGAACATGGTGTACGAGGGCACTTGAGACATGAGGATATTGAGAACATTATTGCTGAGTACTCAGAAGATGAGAAGCAGGCTCGTATTTATGGTAAATTTCAACACTTGGTTGGGCTTGTATTTAAACAGTGGAATAGAAATGTCCATGTGATTGAGCCTTTCAATATTGATATGCATAATTACACAGTGTATGAGTTCTTAGATCCTCACCCACGTAATCCGGATGCTATCTTATGGGTTGCAGTTGATCGCAAAGGAACTAAATATGTTATTGATGAACTCTTTATCAAGGTGAATAGTGTAGAAGAATTGGCTGCCAAAGTAAAAAACAAAGCCTCACAGTATCGTGTAGTGAGTAGAATGGCTGATCCTTGGATATTTGTACCCAATCAACACGCAAAAGACGGGAAGACTATTGCAATGGAACTCGCAGACAATGGTTTGAGTTATCGAGAGGCAACAAAACAACGTGCAATGTCAGATAGAAGAATTGGAGATGCGCTTGCATACACTGAAATCAATGGGTTTATGATGAAAGCGCCGGAAGTATATATTTTTAATACGTGTCCCCGGACTATTTTTGAAATGGAACACTATAGATGGCAAGAATACACTGGAAAGAACGCTGATAATCACAATGCGAAGGAGAAACCTATCGACAAAGATGATCATATGTTGGAGAATTTAGGACGTTGTCTCTATAATGAACCAAGATTCATACCAATTACACAAGATATGCCAGTAAGTGCGCCAAACTTAGATCCATATCAGTAAAAAGTCTAACAAAACAATTAACTAATCAAAATGGTGTGGTATAATTTGACTATATGAAATTTAAAGTACTCAAAAAAGAACTAGATTATAAAGGATGTCCGATTATAGTTCGTCAATCAGGAGAAGCATTTGAATATATCACCTGTATATTTAATGAAATCTACTCTTCCCATGTTATCGCCAGAAAGAGTCTGTTGCGAAAGCTCTTTTTTAGACCGTATTCGCTAAAACAATTGAATAGTATTACAAATTATATGCTTGCGATGGCTCAAACAACGGTGGATAGTGTTTTGAGTGCGCAAAAGTAACAAAAAAACATGCCAATACCAAAAAAAATTAAAGAAGTTGCCTCAAAAATAGGAAAAGTAACAGTACGAGACATTGTTGCTCCAATTAACCCTATGGATTTGAAGCATAAAGCAAATATAGGAGCAAATATTGTGAAGGGTGTAGAAAAAGTAGGTAAAGTATTAAAAGAAAAAGCAGAAATTCAAAGAAACTTTAGAAATAAGTGGGATACTCAGGAGAAATACGAGGCAGAGTATTCTCGAAGAATGAGTGGTAAAACTAACCGATATAGCTAATATGGATAATTTAAATAATCAATTCCCAAATGTATCATTTAACTCAGGACAATTGCCTGATATTAAAGATTGGGAAGTAAATGGTGTGTATAAACTTGAAATTACAGTTCAAATGACTGGTGTACGCAAGGCTGAATCATATGATCTTCCTACACAAAACATTGGAGAAGGTACAATGCCAGAAAATAGTATGATGATCGGGCAATTCCAGATCATTGATGCAGAAGTATGTGAAGACAGTGTTGAAAAAGAATATGAAAATGAGTATGCAGACCGGATGGAGAGTGCAAATCAAGTGTATAAGGATGATAAAGTAACAATTACAATAAATAAAAACTAATGGTCGGACAAACTTTTAATGTAAATATAGCAGTTCCGGACACAGAATACTCTTTTAAAGTACCTGCTAATACAAAATATTTACTTATAAAAGCACGAGATCTAAATGTTGATCTAAAATTAGCCTTTACAGAAGGTTTAAGTGGAACTACATACATTACAATTCATGCAGGATCAACAAAAACAATGACTGGAGTAACTTCTTCAACAATGAGTGATGTTATCTTGTATTTTCAGGCAAATTCTACAACTGTCGTTGAGATCGAAACGTGGAGATAAAATAAAATACTATGGACTATTTTCCTAATCAAACAACACCAAAAGGCTTAACTAATCCCGTTGATCATCTAGATTTTAATACAGACTACACCCCAACAGGTACAGAGCCAGTAGGTTCTACATTTTGGGAAGGACACGGACTTGTAACCATATATGAAAATGGTGCAAGACTTAATCACGGATTTGAACTCTATACTTTTGGAACAGATGAAAGTAATGACTTCCCAGAGGGTAGTGCAGTATCTGTAAAAGGAGCTAGTGGTAACAGGAAAGCATTTGAACTCACAGACATCTCTGATAACGAGAGTTCTATCAACTACATAGGACTTCTCACTACACCTGTGGATTCAGGTAATAGAATAGCCACAAGAGAAGGTGCAGTAAATAATATCAACACCACAGGAATACCACAGGGCGAAACGTGGGCAGAAGGCGACCAGATTTGGGTATCAAACACCCCAGGAGGACTTACTAACATAGAGCCAACATCAGGTCGTATTATCCGAGTAGGAACTGTAACTAATGTACACGCAACACAGGGGATTATAGAGTTGGATAGATTTGTATTCCCTACCCTAGAAGAAACTGCTAATACCTTTGAAGCATATAATAAAAACCTATTTTCATATCCATACACCATTACAGAAACTTCTCCCACCGTAACAACACTGACATATACCACAGAAAGTGGTACAATTACAAAGACGATAACCGAAACTTCTCCGACTGTAACGACTATTGCACTTTCAGGAACACCATTAACAGTTACCACAAAGACAATAACAGAAACATCACCAACATTAACGACCATAACGTACTCATAAAATGACAACCTTCAATATAAGTAACATATCACCAAACCTCAAAGAAATGACAATGACTGTCTTTTATGAGTTTTCTAATGGTGAAGTATTCTCAAACACAGTTCCTGCCACTACTCCTGTACCAGAGATTTTAGCTTGGGGACAAGAAAAGTGTGTGTGGTTTGATGAGAGAGAAGCAGACATTATACGAGCAAGAGAAGAATTACTAGTAACCGAACAAAATCAATAATATGGCAGTAATAGTATCAGATTCACGTAATACAAGTTATGATGGTAAATTATCAACTGCCAATGGATTTTATCGTGCAGAAGCATATAACCTAACAGCAGAAAATTCAACAACTCTTTCTGTTTCTACAACAAGAAATATTGCAGTTACATTTTTAAATGCTGGTAATTGTCAGGGTATTGCTCTTGCATTACAAAACAACACAGAGTGGTATTTTCCTCGTTCATTAACTGTTGCACTTCAAGAAAACGTTGCAGGTACTTGGACTACACGTACATCAGAAACAAGAACACCACTTCAAATGGTAAACAATTATGGTGTTAAATATGACAACACAGATAACCCATTCTTTTGTGGTTTTATACCAATTAAATTTGCAACTCCCTATGCAGTAGATACAGTAGCAAACAAATGGAGATTTCAAGTATCACAATCAGCTTCTGCCTATTCTTCGTATTTTTTGAGAACATCAGACGGAACAAACCCATCATTTTTTGCGTGGTGTGATAACAAGGTAACATACTCAGATACAAATGATGCTGTAATGTGTGTAGATAAGGTATATATTGACCAAAACTTTAATCCAAAACCATATACAGGTACAGGAGATACCACAGTTGGAGTAACCTGTATTTTATGTACAGATGCTAATTATGCAGACCCTCATAAATTGATAGTACGTGATGCAGACTTATCAGGAAGTATTACGTGGACAATGGACGGTTTAACATATATTTCAACAGGTTCTGGTTTTCAAATAGGAACACGAACAAACAGAATTTCATACTCAAAAAGATTTAATATTTTGTTCAAACGAGTAACTTCATTAGGGCATACATCAGATAACCTTTATTACACAAACGGTGTTAAACAAATTGGTAGTAGAAACTCAAATACATATCTTTGTTATAATTCTTCTGTTGAGATAGCAGGTGAAATACCAACAATAGCTTCAACATATTTATTTACTGATGCAAACACAGCACAACCTAATTTGCTTGTTGTAGATGATGTTTCATCTTGGTCAGCAGGAGATAGAGTTGTAATTGGTAGAGTAGATGAAGAACAACAGATAGTTGGAAATTTTATACTATCAGTTCTGTTTCAGGTAATAGTATTACACTTACAGGAAACATTACAGAAAAAAGATGGCGTGGTGGTCAGGTTATAAATCTTGATGCTAAATATGGAGTACGAGTATACTCTAATGATTTTGCAAAAGGTTCAGTAAATAACTTATGGTTAATGGTAAATAAACCATATATTTATGATATTTCTGGTATGTTACAACAAGGAGTTGGTATTCAAATGGGACTTAACTCATCATCAGGTACAAAAGTAGATGACCCACTATATGCGACAGAATTAAAAATAGAAGATTGTACATTATGTGGAGATGTAAGTAACTCTGTGGATTCAAATAACAGATTAGGTTTTCACGGAGTTTCACCAAATATTTATGGATTTAAATATACACGTGTATATGTTCATAACGTTACCTGCTTTACAGGTGTTATTGAACCACCCGATTTAACAAGAAAAGTATCAGCAACAATTTCAAATTATCCAACCTTTGACAGAATAATTGTAGAAGGTTGTGCTCAATTAGTTGGTGGATTTCAACAATTTACTTCATATCTTGGAGCTCAAATTAGTTTCTTAGATTGTAATTTTTCAAATATGCAATATTGTCCATTTTTAATTTATGGAAACAACTTTGTAGCAAGAAATAATAAAATATGGGGTAACTCTATATCAACTGCTGGTGGTACTGGTGCTGTAACATTTTCAGTTACAGGTAATATTGAATCGTTTGAATATAATGAATTTGATAATAATGCTTGTGCATTGATGCTTGCGAACACAGCAACATATTCTATTCTTAAACATAACGTTTTTGGTAATTTAAAAGCTAATGCAGAAGATGTTGGTATAAACTCTGGTATTGGTATGGCACAAGTTGTGTTACAAGATACAACTGGTAACCTCACACTTCAATTAGATGCACGTACGTTTATGTCACCACTTGGATATTTGAGATTTGCTAATTGGAATAATGTTGATAATGATAATCGTGAATATCAACAATTTGGAGAAATATTCTCAACAGGAACAGGATTATCAGATACTACTTCTCACAATGGTGGATTTGCTATGAGATTTCAAAATTCTCTTACAGGTGAAGTAAAGTTTATGCAGAAAGTTCCAACAGGAAATATCCAAAACCAAGATATGATGGTTGGAGTTTGGGTAAAAATAAACAATGCAAACTATTGGGCAGGAACTCATCAAATGCCACGACTTACTGTTACCTATGATGAAACAACAGTTGTATATGCAGAAGCAGGACAAACAACAGATTGGCAATTCTTATTTGTACCTTTCACACCACAAACTACAACAGGACTTATAGATGTGAAGTTCACAACAAATACAGATAAAACAGGTTCAAATAGTTATGTATATTTTGATGATATGTCTGTACTCTACCCAGCAGGATATACACTTAACTTAGGAAATATGGATTTGTGGGTAGAAGGAGCACCTGTAACACCTATGATCTCAACCTCAGTATCAGCCCAAGATGTGTGGGCAGCCGACCCAACACAGTTTGGTGCAAGTACAGTAGGAGATAAGGTAAACAAGATTAAAAAAATAGTAACTGGACTACAATAATATGGCAGACATAACCTCGGTGATTAATACCCCCTCAGACCAAATAGCAACAAAAGACTTTCTTACTGCTACGTATATTCCTTTAACTAATATTGCCTATGCAGAAATTTATGTAGCAGATGGAGTAACAGCACAGTCAATCCCAACAGGTACAACCTACACAAAACTTACATCATTCACAACCAATGGCTCATCTTCAAACTGTACAGCAGACGCTACCAATGACAAGATAACAATCACTAAGGCAGGTAAGTATTTAGTGAACTGTGTTGTATCAGGATTTGATGGTGCAACAGGAGCAGAGTTTAAAATGGCACTCTTTGCAGGTGGAGTTGAACAAGCAAATATCCACGCCACAAATAAACTCAACGCACCTGTTCAAAACTTTGAAGCACTACGAAAAATGTTATCAGAACTCCCAATAGTAGAAAAG